ATAAATGCACAAAAGTAATCAAGAGCCGAAGCTCAAGATATTTATGCTATGTCACCGATTCTAGTCCATAGGATAGTAACAGTACCAGTAAATGTACCAGTTCCAGCCGTGTGAGTTGCATCATCTGCAACAACAAGATTTAAATAAACATCTTTAGCAGTAGCAGTACCATTTAATAGTGCCATTGCTGCCGAAGTAGCTCCAACCGCAGATACCTTGGTAGAAGCAGTCCCATTTGCAACAGATGCCATAATATCAGCTTCTGTCCCAGTTAGTGAGTTTCCAGTAGTAGCTGTGACAGTACCGAGCGCAATATTACTTGTAAATGCATCGATGATTGTACCAGTTGCACCCATTGTCAAGTCGCCATCTACTACACAACCAACAACAGCAACAGCCCCTTCTGGTAGGTCGTAGATTTTACCAGCTCCACCATATTGCGCCACACCTGCATCATCTGCGATTGTAATAGGCGTTGCTGTAAGAGTCAAGACAGTTTTATTAATAACGCCATCTGAATACTCAACTACTGATACTGTTGAACCGTTTTTAGCTCCAACATTTACCAAAGTACCATAGCTATAAGTTGCTTCTGATGCACCAGCTTCAATGCGAATAGCTGTATTTACAGAAAAAGCATCAGATACATATTGCGCTCCAGCGGTTGTTATAGCTAATACATTCCATGAACTTGGATGATTTGGATAACCTACTTGCTGATAAATAGTACAAGCAGTATCGCTTCTTACTTCTAAGCGACCAGTTGCGCTAATTGTAAACTCAGCTGTTCCATTTGAATAGACTTTTGCCATAATTGTTCCTTTGTTTGTTTATGACTACTCCGAAGAGTAGTTTATAGATTACGCTTGACCGAAGAGGATGATACCAGACATTTCAGGCTGCTTATTAACAACCCCAAACAATGTATCCCAGCGATACTTAGTTTTCATTGTGTTAATATCATAGAATTTCTGCATAACGATTTCAATGCCGTTATCAGTTGTAGCACGCATTACCGCAGTACCAGCATCAGTTGGAACAGCATAACGACCAGGAAGAATTTCCATTGCATCTTTCTGCCAGAATGGATTTACACTTGCAGTTGTTGTATTCAAGAAAACGATAGCCGCACCGTTTGCAGGAGTAGCAGTTACGTTCTTATATGCAAGTTCAGCGTCTGTTGCGCCTTGAGCAGAAATGATTGGAGGGCTGATTGTAACAACACCTGTTCCACCTGCTCCACTTACGATTCCAGTAATACGGAAAGTTTTAAGTTGTCCAGTATCTCCCTTAGTAATGTGGTGAACAGCATTAACGCCTACCATAGTGAACGCATCCCCTACTTTAACAGTACCAGATGTAACAGCGATAGAAATGTTTTGGTAACGGTTATCTACGTTAGACACTTCACCAGTTGAAGCAGTGCTTGTAGCCAATGGAGTGTAATACTGATCAGCAGCAGCAATTGTAACTGTTACACCAGCAGCAGCAGTCAAGCTATTTGCATAGTCAAGTTTAAACGACTCAAACGATGCGATTTGTCCGATGTATGCTTTTTCATAAGCAGTCAAAGGCTTACCAGTCATTGTAGAACGGTTTGCCAAATCTTTCGCCATACCATTATAGTCACGAGTTGAAAGTGCAAGGAAACGGTCATAAGAGTTTACGCCCTGCTCATTCATAATCGCTTCAATTTGAGCAACATCATCAAACCCAGTAGCCGCAGTAGTACGCTTAACAACAAGTGTCCCTTGATTAGCTGCAACAGTCATTAGAGCAACGTTAACATCACTCGCAAGTTTTTGTGCAGCAGCTTGACCCAAACGGTTCTCTTGCAACATATCACGTAATTGTTTAGCATCAAGTACAGCAGTTGAGTGCTTACTAAATCCAAGTGACGCAGGAACTGAAAGTTGTGTAGCATCATCAAAGTTAGATGTAGCATCCATACCATCATGTGATTGTGCAACGTAAGGCTGTGGTCGCCAGATTGTATCCCCTGAACGCTCCATTGAGGTTCCATCGGTTGTATATTTAGAAACGTTGTTTGACAATACTAGCGCATCGTTAAACCCTTCCAACACTGCTTCAAACGCAACTCTTTCTTCTTTACTAAAAGCATTACTCATAGTTTATCCTTCTTTAATTAGAACGTTTTTGTTTTTTGTATGCTGCGACTTTGGTGTAATCACCTGTCTTTTCAGCTTCATTACGTAAACGCTCGAGTGTTGAGTCTACTGTTCCTGACATTTTGGCAGTACCTGAGACAACTTTTTCTGGTGGTGGTGGTGCTTTTCGGTTTGTCACTTTTAGAGTTCCTTCCAATTTGGCAACCGCAAAGGCAAATTTTACTGGGTCTGTGATTGCTGCTAATTCTTTTGCTTTTTTAGGATTTTTACCCAACGCATAAACAACGACAGCAGGGTTATCAGTTCCTTGTAATATGATGCCTTGTTGAGATTGAGATAATGTTTCGCTTACTACATCTTCGGCAAAGTCATAATCACGCACTTTTAAACTTGCTTTGGCAGTTTCGTATGAAGTCAGCGTGTTCTGCCATTCTTTCTGCTGTGCTTCAATTTGGTGCTTTGATTGCAATTCGATTTCGTCCGCTTTACGCTTACGCTCAAACCATGATTCTAGGGCTTTCTCAAAATCCTCAGCGTCATACTCAAAATCCTCTAACGCAGGTTTTTTGCCAACTTCGACTCTTTGAGGTGATTCAGATTGTTGAGTCTTTTGTTTTAGCTCACGATTCTCTCGTTGCAACTCTCTATAATTCTTACGAAGATCACGCACCCATGGTGGGGCTTTTGTTTGTTCTTCGTCTTCTTGGGTCGGTGTTTCCCCATCAATACTAATTACAATTTCATCGTCTTCAGTTTCTTCTTCTGTTTCTCCCTCAGATTGCTCTAACGGTTCTTCTTCTGCTTCTACCTCTTCGATAATCTCGTTATCAATATCTTCTACTACCATTTCTTCTGCCAATGTGTACTCCATTTCTGGGAAAGTGTCGTGATAATCACGCAACTAAAATTATAACACATCTATAAAATAGATATTTTATAAGCCCCTTTACACTTGGGGCTGTACTTCTTGTTCTTGCATTGGTGCTTCTGGCATAGGCTGTTGTTGTGCTGGTTGCGCCATATTCTTCCCTAATATGTTCTGTAATGTTTCCATTGCTTTCATAGCTTGTTCACGCTCTGACTGATCTATCCCTGCATAGGTTTCGATTGTCTGTGCTTGTTTCAGTTCTGCGTCTGCTAAAATCTTAATAGTATTTGCGTTTGCCTCTTTAGCTTTTGCATCTTCATTCTCTGCTGCTTTTCTAAAGTATTCCTCTTGAGCATTTGGCGGTGTATTTTGTGCCTCTTGCATTAATTCTTGAGCTTCTGTTTCAGATGGTGTAATCACTCCAAGCTTAATGAGTTTACGTCTGTAATAGTTTTGAACTTCGCTAACTCCTTCGCCTTCCATGTTCATCATCGACATAGCACCAAGAACTTGCATTGTTTCAGGGTCATTAGTAACTTGCATCATTCCAGTTAGAGCTGTTACAGTTGCCGCTTTCTTAGATGAAGAAGATGGACCAACATCCACTGCAACGTCAAACTTAGCATTACTTAAATCGTTCTCGTAAACAACTGCGCCATCTTCCCCAATCATAGGTTTAATTAGTTCAGTAGATTCTGATTCCCCATTATCGTTAATTAGTTTTACTTTTCTTCCTTGCTCTACCATAACGTCCTTAGCCATAGATAGCCATACTTCACCGCTTCGTTTCATAGCTTTAGCCATATTGGAAACATAGATAAATGTTTGCATATCCAAGCGTTGTTGTATCATCTCTACGGCTTTACCGCTGATATTAGAAACGATCTGTTCGCCGCCTTGTTGATTACCTAAAATCTCTTTCATATCTTGTTCTGTAAGTTGCAATAATGCAGCCATAGCAGGAGGAATGTTTGGCGCACGAGTATATGCTATTGGACCACTTGCTGTAATATTTCCATTCATATCGGTAATTGGGTTAATTAATAGATAAGGGAAGTTCTTAACATTATCATCACTCCACATCTGTGAATGACCTACTATTTGCTCAGGGGTTAAGATTGGCTTTTCAATGCTTGAGAGTGCGCTAATCTCTCCAAGTTTAGATAGTTGCATATTCTTAATACGTTGAGCG